GAAGGGCTGCTATTGTATACCACAGTGGCCCAGGCTGTAGACAGATCAGTAATTAATGATTCATTTTTAGAAATTTGAACATTAGGGATATTCAATCGTAATGTATGCCTTGTTACCTTGTCGCCCGGATGATTTCTTACAAGAATTGGGCGATCTGTAAATTTTTTAATTTGAATTATAATAGACTTAAGCCAGTCTACACTATCGATGCCCTTCATACTCCAGCCGCCATTTCTTTGTAAGCAAACTAAAATATGCTCACCCTTAGTTCTATATTCTTTTAAAGATAAGTTAAGACGAGTCTTAATTTTCTGCCAGCGTTCGGGATTTACATCTTTATCAAAGTAAAATCCTGTAGTCGGGAACACTCCATCAAAACTATAGCGTAAATATCGATGAGAATTACCAGGATCAGCATATAAGAATAAATTACTATCAACAATTAATGATCTTTTATTGTTAATTTTTTGAAGATCTATTGCTTTTCGTCTGACCTGTAAATGCGGAGTCATTTTACTATTCTCATGAACATATCCTTGTATCAATGCTACGTCACAAGGTATTATTTCATTAGATGTTTGCTTAATGGCTAAATCTCCACATCGTAACACGCCTTCACAGAAATTATCTAGTATTAAAGGCTTTTCAATATTTGTATTGTTAGCAGGAATACCACTATAATAAGCTACTGTAGTTAATCTACTCATGGTATTTTTTAACTAATTTTAAAGCTGTTCCATTCATTAATTCTTCAAATGTAAATTGACTATAACTTAGCATACACAACCAGTTAGCTAAATTTGGACGTCTTAAATTATTGATATCTGAAATTTTATCTGCTGTGACAAAATTAGTGACGTGCTTGTCCAATGTTATTACAGGAATTCCGTTCCATAATGCTTCGGTAGCTGCATTACTATTAATGTTTATAACACAATAATAATCATCATTCTTAAGTTCTCGATATAAGGATTTTCTTACCTTTTTAGGAAACTTTTCTCTGAACACAATTTTTTTATCAGTATGTTCTCGTAACTCTTTCTCAATATTATATTTCCACTCTGGTACATTAATTTTAAAAATGCCGGCACTAAGTGGCCCAGGCTCTATTATTAATATTATATGACCACTAGTTCTCCATTGTTCAGGGAACTTACTGAACACACCTAATCTATCAACCGGTGCATCGAAATATTTAAAATTATGTATATGGTTTCTTACTAATCGATGCCATTTTTTATTAGTTTCGAGAAAATTAGTATATCCACTATCGATAAACCAAAAAGGGTAATTATGAGAGATCTTATCAACTAATATTTGTTCATTATTAACAGTATTACGCAATAAACAATCTAATTCAAAGTCAATTATTTTAGAGCGTCTTACAAAAGTTGCTTTTTTGTCAATTTGAAACCCTACAGTCTTAATAAAATTTTCAATTTTATATTTTTTGTAAAGCTTGAATATTGTTTCTTCACCTAAGTTATTAAAAATATAATCAATGTGTTTATGAATGTTTTTAAATAGTTTTTCTTTTCTTTGTCTTATTATTTCAATAGAAAGAATTTCATATTCTTTCATATCAGCATTTAGGTATTTTAAGACCTTTCTCTTAATTTTATCAATCTCTTCTTCTTTGTTAAAATTTTTATTCCACCGTTTATTTTTATCATAGGCTATTTTAAGACGTTCTGCGTTTTCTGTTATTGTAGGCCAAGTGGGTTCGGGGAAATCATAAAATTTAACTTTACTGGTTATTAGGTCAACTAAAAATGCAACAACTTCTTTATCATTAATTAGAAGTTTCATTTAGTATTCTCCAAGCAGTACCATCGGCTATCTCGTCTACAGTAAATTGACCATATGCTAAATTTTGGCATTGTTCAAGTATCTGGTCTCCAGACGGTCTCCAAGGATTTGGCAAATTAGCAAGATCAGTATTAGCAAGCGGGCTAGCTGCGCACGGCACACTAACAAATGCTGGAATTCCGTATAAGATACTTTCTACTGCGGCAATACTATTAAAGCAGACTGTTGCATAAACTCCAGTGTCAAAGGCATCATATATTGAATATTCAAAATTCCTATATACCCTTGATCCTTTTTCTCGTATTTCAATAGGAAAGTTTGAGTATTTTTTAATACTAGCTGTAGTATTATCGATCCAAGTTTGACAATCGATGCCGTAAAAATTACAAGCTTTAGGGTTAGGAAGTATTAACAATATTTTTTTACCACCATGTTTCCAGCCTGTCCACTCTAATCTAGGATCTTGCCCTACTAATTTGTTCCAACGATCTGGTAATACTTTTCGACTTTCAGTATGTTGAAGATTATTTTTAACTATTCTATGATATAGTTTTTTCCCTGTGGTATTGCCAACGCTCGGAAAGTTTCCAAAGTAACCGGTATCGACATAATAGTAGTCTCTACCATTTTTTTCGCTTAGTTTAATATTTTTTTTCTTTGCAATACCTCTTACAGCCAGGGGCAGGTCGGATTCAATATCTCGTGTGATAGCACCATTAGTTGATCTAACAAATAAATTTAAAATATGATTATCGTCATCACTCATTTTATAACCTTTGTTGGCAGTAATTTGTAAGTATACGCTCTCGATGCCACTCCTCTGCCATTGGCGTATTAGCAAATTCGTAAAAACTAGGTAGACCTAGTGTATAGTGTAATAGTTTAGCATTTTGATTTTCTCCGAGCTCATCTGGAAGCCAATTCCATTCTATCGGCAAATTTCCTATGTCTGTGCTTTCATTTAACCAAGTGAATCGATGTAGTTGTGCTCCAGTAGCTGATTGGACAAATTCAGGAGTCAATATTTTATTTTTAGGATGGCCACAGTTCCAAAGTATAACACTAGACCAGTTTTTACAAGGATAGTCTTCATTTTTTGCACCTAAATATTTGATAGGCATTCGGGTTTTATAGTTATGTTTAACTACTTTTACAGCATAATTATCGTCTCTTAAATTCCATAGATTATTAATATCATCTCGTAAAATCATATCACCGTCTATGAAAATAGCCCAACCATTGTAATCCATTAGGTAAGGAACTAAGAATCGACTGTAAATAAAATTATTACTGCCATCTGTGTGCAGTTCTTTGTAATCTCTTAATAGATTTAATGCTAACGGGCTTATAGTTATAGGCTGTGATGAATGTCTAATGATACTATTACTGCAAACATGATAAGCTACAATTTCTCGTTGATCATAGCCGATAAAGATCTTAATCATTTTCTTTCGATATCCTCTTCGACACAGGATTCACCAAACTGAACTTCTAATATGTGGCACGGTTCATTAGAGCTATTTTTTCCTTGATGCCAAACCTGTTTACCGATTATATAAGTTTCATTCTGACGTTTGACTACACGGTCTTGTATACCTTGATATTCCGTTTCTATTTCGCATTGACCTTTTAGCACGTACCAATGTTCTGTTCTAAAGTTATGTCTCTGCATCGAAAGACACTGCCCTGGGTTAATAATTAATCTTTTAACTTTGTAGCCAGGACCTTCTTCTAAAACGATCCAATAGCCCCAGGTTCGTTCTACTTTTTCTGTATGCGAATCATTAAGTTTTAAGCTATTAAAATTTTGCCTTTTCATCCAGGATATTTAGTTAACAATCTTAAAATTATTGATAATAACGAATTTAGATTGTGATTGCTTAGGTATAGGGTTAATTATGTCTGCTAAATCTGTAATTTTTTGTATATTCGAGGTAATACTACTTTTATTAGTCGAGTTTGGAATATTGTTTAATTGCACCCCAAGTACAACGAGTTTGGATGCCCAAGTGTCTAGTTGATTATATAACCACTCATAATCTCTAGTATCAATATAAGGCAAGCAGTCTAAACAAATTACCATATCGAATTGACTTTTAGGCCAATTTTCTAATCCGTTTAGGCAAGGATCATATGCTGTTGCTTGAACATTTAAGAATTTATCTAATTTGTGTTTAGTATATTGGAGACCTTTACCACATCCAAAATCTAACAAAGTTTTTATTTGATACTTGTTTACAAGATCTTTTAAAAGATCTTTATAATTCATTGTAGCTTTTCCGGCCCAAATTTTGTAAGTTTTATGAAATTCAGCTCCAGCGTCTACAGATTCAATATAGCTTCGTGGAAACTTAAAGAGTAGCATCTTCCATACCTGCTACTCTAAGTTTAACTATATTAGTTAGCATCCATTGTTTTTGATCAAGTGCTTTAGTTACTCCTAGCCATTTATTACGTATCAAAGCAAACTCGTTAATAATTTTTTCAAAATCAACGACATCGTCCTCTCCATCTACAAATTTTTCACAGTCTCGACTACTTAAAGCACGTTGATAGTTTTCAAGATATTTGCGGAAAAAACGACTTTTTAAGCGTCGTAATTCAATATGTAAATATTCAAGGATAGCTTCAATTTCTTGAAGCTGTCCAAATCTATGCTCGACAATACCAGGCATACTGGCAGCTGCTTTTTCGATATTACCCATTATACGGCTGTCACTTCGTGCTGCCTGTAATTCAGTTTCGTAATATGCTACAGCATCTGGAATGTGCCCGATATCCTTAGATATTTTTGAATACCAATTCATTCGTCGTCTTCGTAATCCCAGTTATCTTCTTCATAATCTTCTTCTTCATCATTGCCTTGATCTAGATAATATTCTATAGCAGTATCTAAGTCGTCATCAATACCGGCAGCGGATTCCATTACTTTGTCAGGAATTCCTAAGTCAGCTAAAAGATCTACATACCTTTCTGCTACAGCTTCTATAAGCTTTTTATCAACATACTCTTTAAATAGCATCCAGATATCAGCAATTTGATTTTCATTCATTTTCTATAAGCTCCTCGGGTTGATCTACAGTTTGTTTTTTATGGTTATGGAAGTCATCCATTATCATATGTAATTTATCATCTTTCCATTCTTTTCTGTAGTATAAATGTTCTTTACCCGAGCTGTCAACAAATTTAAGCCTGTTTCCTTGTTGAACTAACAGTCCTTCTTTTTCAAATAAATCTACTAGACCGCTACAAGGATTCATTCCAGTTTTATATGGAATCTCGACTTCCATAGTTTCAAAAGGTTTCGCATATCTAGTTTTCATAACTTTACAAGCAGCACGAATTCCATGTACTTGTGAAGTCTTATTACCGTCTTCATCAACTTTTAATTTCAATTTACGCATAGCTACTACAATACTACTTGCATAGATAAACCCTTGCCCTCCTGAAATTTTATCGTCTGGATCGAACATATCTTGACTAGCATATGTATGGTTAGTAGCTACTAACCCAATGTTATGACTGCCAAACATATTAACACAATTACGCACTAATGCTGTTAGTGCTTTAGGCTTACGACCCATATCACCTTTTAAGTCTCCTGCCTCAAATTGATTAACATCTGTTGGCGTCAACAACATACCCAAGCTATCAATGACAAATAATACCTTTGGCTTGGCCTCTTCTGGCATAGCCTTATATTCTTTCATAAATTCATTGATAGTCTTAGCAACATCATCAATCATTGCCATATTAAGCTTAAGAAGCTTGTTTTCATCAGTGTCAACACCTAACGCATTTAACCAAGCCTGATCTAAAGCATTTTCACTGTCAACTAAGACAACATATATACCCTGTTCCTGTGCGTGTTTAATAATGTTACCTGAACAAATATAACTCTTACCTGCACCACTTTCACCAGCAAACACAGTAACCTTACCCAATGGGATACCTTTATGAAAGTCGCCACTAATCAAATAGTTTAAAGCGTAATTACCTGTGCTTACCCAGTCTGTAGGATCATTAAATCCTACGCCAAGTCCATCAATACTCTTTGTTAAAGTCTTACGAAATTTACTTAAATCGAAAGGTTTTGTT